AAGCAGAACCCTGATAGATGTTTGCCTCGTAGTAAAGCTCAAAGCCTTAGTAAAAAAGAACGGTCAGAAACAGCTAAAAAGAAAAAGGCGGCTGGCAAGAAAGGCCAAACTGTGGTTGCTAATACTAAAAAAGCCAAGGTTCGCACTTTGAAAAATGGAGGTGCAGTGGCAGAAACAAAAGCAAAACGTCCATTTAACGGGAAAAACATACCCGGCACTATGGTAGCAAATGGGTGTGGTGTTGTTATGTCAAACGGTAAAAATTCCAGAAGGAAACGCACCAAAATAACTTAGGAGAGTATTATGGCTATGAAGAAAAAAGGCTATCGTAACGGTGGTAAAGTAAAGAAAATGATGAAGGGGGGTGCCGCTGGCGGCATGAAAAAGCCTCGTATGATGAAAAAAGGTGGTGCAGCGGGTGGAGTAATGACTCTTGCACAACTCAAAAAAGCAGCGGCAGCAAAAGGTATGAAGTTAGTAAAAAAATAATGTCGTATCTATACAGCAATATACCTTACTTTAAGGCATGGGTTCGCCGTGAATATACTCACAACCATGAGAATTATCACGGCGAATTTCTTCATGCTATGGTCATAGGTGTAACAACAATCCCGAACAGATGTTTGAGTTTCCAAATTATATTTACTGGAAACGAAGCTGAAGATGCAGAGGAAGATACAGTTCATGGCGGTGCTATGTGGGCAAGAATGCCTATAACTGCACTTGTAGGCGACATACCGTTGGAAGAATGGCCTGAACCAATGCAGACATATGACGCACAGCCTTGGGACTGTGCATCCCACCACCATTCTGTATTTGTTATGAATCGTGCAACGCCCTGTCCTTGGATGGCAAAAATAAATGGTGAAATGCACCCAGCTAAGTATTTATTTACGGTTGATTACACTAACAGCGAGATTGCAGATGATCCCGCACAGCACAAACAAAGCCACGTTTTGCAGTTGCTAGATGCAGGTGAATGGACAGGCAATATAGTAGCTTTGCCAAATAACCGCGTTCGTGTTACACATCCAGCGTGGTTTGTAACTGGTGAGGGAGCGCCAGATTTCAAACCATCACAGCATATACATTATTCTAAATCTGATTTAGACTACACGCTAGATGTTAACAGGGTTTTCGATAACCTTTATAACGAGGAATGACATGGCAGTATCAGGCTCAACAGATTTTGAATTAGATGTTGCTGAATACATCGAAGAGGCTTTTGAGCGTTGCGGCTTAGAGGCCCGAACTGGATATGACCTGAAAACAGCTAAAAGATCGTTAAATCTTTTGTTTGCGGATTGGGCTAATCGTGGTCTTAATCAATGGACAATTAATCAAAGAACCTTCACTGTAACAAGTGGTGATGGTGAGACAAACCTTGACACTGATGTAATTGATATATTGTCATTAGTGGTTCGCAGGGACGGCACAGATTATTCGTTAAGCAGAATTAGCAGAGATGAATATCTAAGCATTCCAACAAAAACAACTACAGGCCGACCAACGCAGTTTTTCTTAGATAGGCAAATAACGCCCAATTTAAAGTTATGGCCCCTGCCTGATAATAGCACAGATGTAATCGTCTATGATGCTTTGACGCGCATGGATGATGCCGACACTTACATAAACACGGTTGACATGCCATTTCGGTTTTACCCCTGTCTAGCTGCGGGATTGGCGTATTACATTGCTATGAAAAGAGCGCCAGAAAGGTTGCAAATACTTAAACCGATATATGATGAAGAAATTAACAGGGCTATGGACGAAGATAGGGACAGAGCTTCATTTAGGGTTGCGCCAGATTTAAGGAATTATAGGTATGTCTAAATACGCCACAGGAAAATGGGCGTATGGAATATCTGACCGATCTGGATTTAGGTATCGTTTGCGTGATATGCGCAAAGAATGGAATGGTCTTTTAGTTGGCAAAGATGAGTGGGAGCGCAAGCAGCCTCAACTTGAGCCTCTTAGGGTAAGGCCCGATCCACAGGCTTTACGTGATCCAAGGCCGCAACAAAACGAAACAGAAATTAATTCAATACAATATGGTTTTAATCCTGTTGGTTATCGTGGTGATGCTTTAGGTTTTACTGGTAATAGATTAAAAGCTGAAGGGTCTGTAGGCACAGTTACTATTAACGTAAGCCCTAGTCAGGAAAACGTTGCTAATGTCGTAGGTGTTTATGGCACTGGCGCTTTAGGTTCTGTCACCATACCTTCAGCGTCAGCACCAAGATTTGACAGCACATCTATTACACTAGATTCAACAACAGATACTTTTGATGAAGGATAAAACATGTCTTTACAAAGCGTAGGAATAGGAAGCAGTGCAAATGATGGCAATGGGGACACTCTTCGTTCTGGGGCCACCAAAATAAATGCAAACTTCACCGAAATATATGCGGCTCTTGGCAATGGAACCACGCTTACAGATATAATTAATTCTAGTGGTATTATTGATGTAAGTTCTGGTGCAAACAAGATTGTTTTTTATTATGCTAATCTAAGCGACTTACCAAGTGCTAGTACCTATCATGGCGCGGTAGCACATGTTCACGCGACGGGGGGGTTATACTTCGCGCACGGTGGGGTATGGATTAGATTAAATGATGAAACTACTGGTCCTGTAACGAAATACACCGCTGGAACAAACGGTTCAAGTGCCTATACATTCACTGGACCCGGAGCTACATCTGGTGATAACCCGAATTTTACTTTTTACAAAGGTCATACTTATCTTTTAGATAATACGGCTAATGTAGGCAGTCATCCTTTGCAGATAAGAACTTCAAATGGGGGTTCCGCTTTTACAACAGGCGTTACTGACAACTACAACTCAACGTCAGGACTGACACAGTTTATTGTACCGCATGAGCCTTCTGACACTTCTTTAGTGTATCAATGCACCAACCACAGCAGTATGGTTGGAAACATAACAATAGTGTGACGCTATAGGTGAACAAATGAGCTATACATACACAACGCTAAAAACCGCGATAAAAGATTATACAGAGAATGATGAGGCTACTTTCGTCAGGAATCTACCCGTATTTATAAAAAACTCTGAAGAACGGATTTTAAAAAACGTTCAACTTAGTCTTTTTAGAAAAAATGCAACGGGAGTTATGTCAGACACAAGCAAGTATTTAGCCGTTCCATCTGATTTTCTAGCACCGTTTTCTTTGTCATACACTTCAAATAGCGAAGAAATATTTGTTGATTTTAAAGACCCCGATTTTGTTCAATCATTTAATCCAAACCCTTCAACAAAAGGGTTGCCTAGATTTTATGCACAATTTGACGTAGACAATTTTATTTTAGGGCCAAGTCCTAATAGCGATTTTCCAGCGGAATTACACTACTTTTACCGTCCAGCCAGTATAACATCTAGCAGTTTTTCTATAACTCTCTCCAACGTCAGCGGAACATTCACAACTTCGGATACCGTTACAGGTTCAACTAGCTTGCAGTCTTCAAAGGTTAGTTCTGTTACAAACGCGAGTACCTTGAGTGTCGCAATACCCGCAGGAGATTTTGTTGTGGGTGAAACGTTAACAGGAAGTTCTAGTGGAGCTACGGGTACGCTGGCAACAATAGGTTCAGACGCAACTGAAACTTGGCTTAGTGAAAACGCAGAAGTTGCTTTGCTTTACGGAAGTTTGATGGAAGCGTATATATTTATGAAGGGTGAACCTGATTTGCAGCAAATATATGAAAAACGTTTTGGGGAAGCTATAATGGGCTTGAAGTCTTTGGGTGAATCAAAAGAAGTTACAGATGATTATCGTACTGGAATGATTATAAGGGCGAAACAGTGATGAATATGCCATTTGAAATGTCTATTGGTAGTGTTGGGGTTAAAACTACTAACAATCGAGGATTTACCCCTGAAGAAGTTGCAGAACTATGCGTTGATCGACTTATGCTCGTTTCAAATGACGCACCGCCCGTTATAAAAGATCAAGCCTTGGCTCACAAGGAACGTATGAAGGCTGTAATCGCAGTCTACATG